CCAAAACCATCTAAAGAAACAATACAAGAAACCATACCACTAGATAAGTATGAAGCAGATATAGTTAAAGCATGTAATGATTGTTTGGAAAACATGTTAGTAGTGCTGGAAATAGAAAAAACAACCGCAAACCTTACAAGACTAGCAACCTTTAATAATTTAGGTTGCATCACCATAGAGCGACGTTGTCCGAGATGTTTATTTAGCCTCACTCAGTTACCCGGATTGTACGTTTATTGCACCGTTTGCCAAATTAGAGAAGCCTCACTAACTGTAGAAGCAGGCTACTATCCAATGAATTTGGTACTGCAGGATCTTAAACCTAACCAAGAAGCCATCAATGTGATATTGGGCGGCAATCCTTGTAACTCTATAAATGATGTATCTCCTATTTTGGAAAATGAGTCATGGATACGTAGTTTAGGAGAGAAATCATTACTTCCAGATATACCTAAGATAGTTACAACCCAACCAATTGAAACTGCTATAATTCAAGATGACTTGATGATTAAAGCTAAATGCATTAGCCATGAAGTTTATGATAAATATTTGATAGAACACATTGATCTTGATGAGAAAGAGAAAATCACGTTGCAACAAGACCACGCAGAATATGACTCAAATTTACACTACGCCACCGTATTGGAGAAGAATTTCGATGCCTGTAATCAAACTGGGAATAATTTGATTGCTAAACTCATTTTACCTAAATCCAATCAACCTAGCTGGTATCCTTGTTATTACCACAATTGTAAACTCACTTGTGCAGCAGCAGCGCGTCGGTCATTAGCCAAAAAACCGCTTTATAACCCTCAAATAGCTATAGAATATGTCAAATTTTTAGATGAAATTTATATGCCTAAAATTTATGACATGTTTCGCAAGGTTGACTTCAAAACCGACGCACATCACTGGTACAATACACTTGATGCCGCCAAACAGATCAAGGTACGTGCTTTTGTATTCGGGACAGATTATCCAGCAGACAAGCCACCACCATTAGGTGCCATGATTAAAACAGAATTACAATACGATGGTGATAAAGTACGACAAATAGGAACACCCACTCCTGACCATAAGTTTGTGGTCGGGCCTGCAACAAAGGGCGTTAATCAAGTACTGAGTGAGGGCTTACCCGGATGGGGCATAGGCAAAAGCTACGCTGACAAGGAAAAACTCTTTAATAACTGGGCAAAAGAAGGCTTTACATTAGCATTAACAACAGATATTACTGGCTTAGACCAGAGCCACAATGAAATTGTCAAATTACCATATATAAAGTTAATGCAGTTTCTAGCAAATGATGGGCGCATACTTCATGTTGATAAAGACTTATTTTTACTATACGCTTTGAATATGGATAATAAGGTTAATTACAATACACAAGGTAACGAAAGAGCATTATCATTAAATCTTGATACCAAACTAGCTTCAGGAGAAGAGTGGACTAGTGTCATGAACACACTAATGGTGGACTCTAGCCATGAATTTGTCGCATACCGTGAACATTTTGAGGCTAGAAACACAACATCTGGAGACGATTCAGGTTCAGCGTTCAAAGGGGTCAGTGAAAAGCAAATCATTGAAGGCTATAGTAAAGTTTTTTCAACAGTAGAGCAAGCAAATATACCACATGGGCTAGGACTTTGTCTCAAATATATGCGAATAGGCCCATTAGATAGCATCACAGTATGTTCTACAGAATTATACGAGTGCGACGGATGTGGGCTTAAAATGGTTAGGCAACTAGAACGATATGTTAAAAGAATACCATATAGCCAGAAAGCCCGTGATTTGAGTGGAAAACAGTTATCTAGTTACCGCACACAAATAGCCATAGCAGACAGAAAGTGGGCCAATGGATTACCAATCATATCAGCCTTTATAGCACGGTTAGATGAAGGGACAGAAGATATCATGCCTTTACAAGGTAAACAAAGAGAAATTAGTACTAATGGTATACCAGAGTATAGAAGGTTTTACAACATAGATAAGCAGTTTGATGATAGTTTAAGGAAATTCGGCAAAGACCAAGCTTATGCACAACAAGGTAGAGTTAGTGAAAAATGTTCTAAATGCGTACAAAGTTACACCAACATGTTATTCCAACGTTACAATTTAACTGACCCAGCTA